TCAACCACCTCCTCCGCTCTTCTTGGGCGAGAAGGAGAAGAACCTTGTTAAACAAGTCAACGATGAGATCATCGAGAGAGTTGTTGGACAGCAGATCCTTTATTTTCCAATCGATATGGAGACAACCAACTTCCACCCTCTTTATGGCGAGGCCATTGAAAAGAACTTTCTTCACCCAATTCGAGTGTATGCTCTCGTTGAGTATATGGGAGTGGAGACATCGTTCCTTGAGGGAGTTGGTATCGATAAAATGACTGGTCTTAAAGTCAATTTTCACAAGCGGAGACTCACGGAAGATCAAAATCTTTTCGTCAGAGAAGGCGACTTCGTTCGTTATGGTAGTATTTACTATGAGATTGTCAAAATAAATGAGCCAAAGCAATTATTTGGCCAAATCGACTCAAGGTTTGAAGTAACCGCTGAGTGCATTAGGGCAAGAGATGGAGTATTCAATGCCGAATAAGGAAACACCATTACAACCTTCGACGTTTGAGACGATAGATACTGCTATCTATAACTTGGTTAACGATGGGTTTGACCTACACACAACAACCAACTCAGGATTTAAGAAGGTGCCTGTGCTTTGGATCTCACCAGAGCGAGCATTCAACTCAAAAGACAAAGACATTCGAGATTCTGTTGGAAAACTTAAGCTCCCACTCATAACAGTAGAAAGATCTGCTATGTCCAAAGACCCTACATTCAAGGGTGGCTATCAAGCACATGTTTTTCCTGCTTTAGATGGTCCTCGAGGCTACAGAAAGCATCCCCGCTTAATTTCTCGCAAGATTTCACAGAAAACAACGAGAAAATTTGCCTCCGCCAAAAGCGGTAAATACAATGGACAAGAAAACTATCCGGTCGATAACAAAAAAGTTGTATATGAAGAAACTTATGCGCCAATTCCAACATGGATCAACGCAACATACACGATTAGGTTGAGAACTGAGTATCAACAGCAAATGAATGACCTCGTAACACCGTTTGCGACGAAAACAGGAAATATCAACGCACTTTTTGCGGAGTATAATGGTCATCGCTATGAAGTTTTTATCGAAGGCGACTATGCTCAAGGAAATAATGTTGCAAACTTGGCAGAAGAAGAAAGAGCATTTGAAACAACAATAACATTTAAGGTGCTTGGCTACCTTCTCGGAGATGGCGAGAATGAAGAAGTGCCAAAAATTGTCACAAAAGAAACTATAGTGGAAGTAAAACTCGTCAGAGAAAGGTCAATTGTCGGAGACAAAAAGCCTTGGGAATCGGATGACGATGATTTTAGAGAGTTTTAATGACTTTGGGTTTTACTTTAACTATTTAATAGGAAACGATATTTACATATTAAGGAGAACAGTCGATGGCTAAAAAATTTGATTTTCTATCACCCGGAATTGAGATCCGCGAGATCGACCAAAGCTTTATTCCACAAGAGCGTGATGCAGAAGGCCCAATCATTATTGGACGTACAAGAAAGGGGCCGGCTAACAAACCTGTCAAGATTAGAAACCTAGACGATTATGTTTCTGTATTTGGCCTTCCTGTTCCTGGAGGTGCGGGACCACAAGGAGACGTCTGGAGAGATGGAAACACAGCAGGGCCAACTTATGCGTCTTATGCTGCACAATCTTGGCTTGCTTCCGAGAACTCACCAATCACAGTTGTAAGAATTGCTGGGGATCAACATCCTCAAGCTTCCACAGATGCTGGTAAGGCTGGGTGGAATTTAGGTGGAGACATCTCAACTAGTGTTGATGATAACTGCACGGCTTATGGATTATTCTTAATCGAGTCAGCCTCTGCTGACACAATGACCACTGGTTCCCTCGCTGCTGTTTTCTATGCTAAGAATGGTTATCTTGCCTTATCTGGTGCAGCAGCGGCAGACGGCTCACAAGTTGAGCAAGCAGGAACTTTTGTTAAGAGTGTGGATTCAAATTGTGAATTTAAACTCGTAATCAGTGGCTCCGGAGTTGCTAAGAAAGACTTGAACTTCAACTTCTCGAGAAACTCAACAAAATATATTCGAACAATCTTTAATACAAACCCGCAACTTACAAATGCTGCGACAACTCCAACGGCACAAACAGAGAATTATTGGCTAGGTGAATCATTTGCTCGCGAAGTAGATGATCTAGGGCTTCAAAATAACGATGCTGGTACTGTATATGGTATTCTACTTCCTTTGCAAAGCGGCTCTGCTAGCACTTACAACTGGGGTGCTCACAAAGAAGCGGCAAAAGAATCAGGTACTGGTTGGGTAATCTCTCAACAAGAAAAGAACCAAGTTGACTTATTCCGTCTTAAGTCTCTTCATGTTGGGGAGGACATTCAAAAAGATTACATGATTGCAATCGAGCAAATCGCAGCACCTGTGAATACTACTGCTAACCCTTTCGGTTCGTTCACTGTTGCCATCAAGACCACTTCTGGTCAAACTGTTGAGCGTTATGTTGGTGTTAACTTCAACCCTTCTTCTCCTGATTATATCGCAAAGAGAATCGGAGACCAATATTTAGAGTGGGACGAAACAGACCGTCGCTACAGAACTTACGGAGACTTCCAAAACCAATCAAACATCGTTTATGTTGAATTAAAGCAATTTATCAAAGACGGTGGTGGTCAAGGTTTCTTGCCTGCTGGTTTTAAAGGACCTGTTCGTCCAAAAGGATTTACTTTGAATTCCGGTTCAGCAAACCCAACAGTTTTGGGAGATATTTCTTCAGCATTCGCTGGAGCTTCCGTAAAAGGAAATGCTTCAATACCTGTTGCTGGTGGAACTGTAAGCAACTTTGCCGCTGGTCCTGCCGACTTCACTGCATCTTTCAATTTCCCTTCTCTTGCTCTTCGCGGAGACGGAACCGAAGGTGGCGCACCGGATCCATACCGTGCTTACTACGGTATTCGTCCAAAGATTTCAACTACTTCAAATCAATACGATAATGACTACTGTGATTACTTAAGAAGGTTGCCTGCCGGTATCAATAACTATGTTGCTTCTGGTGACTTTGAGCATTCATTCACATTTACTTTGGATGATTTGGTAATCGACACAGCGTTGAATACAGTTACATATACCGCCGATTCTTATGCTCTTGGCTCAGGATCTGCTGGTTCTTCATATACTGTTTCTTCAGGTTCATTCGCAGACCTTCTTAACTTAAATGTTCGTCAATTCTTGATGCCTCTTCACGGTGGATTTGAAGGATTCAACATCACAGAAAAAGAACCTTTGCGCGATGATCTTATTTCTGGCACAAGAGATGATGTTGGAGACTACATCCACTACACAATCAACAAGGCGCTTGATTCTGTAAAAGATCCAGAAGTTGTTCCTGCGAACATGCTTTTGATTCCCGGTATTCGAAAGCCAGTTATTACGGATCGAGTTATCTCTACTGCTGAGGCTAGAAAAGATGTTCTTGCAATCATTGACCTCGAAGGCGATTATAAGCCACAAGCCGAGAGAAGAGATCAAGATACAGACGATCGAGCTCTTCTCGGTTCTGTTTCAACAGCAGTTTCTCGAATTAAACAAAGAGGTCTGAATTCTTCTTATGCTTGCGCTTTTTACCCTTGGATCCAAGTTGCAGATAGTTTGAATGGAGGAAACCTCGTATGGCTTCCGCCTTCAATTGCCGGACTTGGTGCGATGGGTCGTTCTCAAGCACAATCTGACGTATGGTTTGCTCCTGCTGGATTTAACCGTGGTGGCCTTGGATCTCTCGGAGGTTCTCGAGGACCAAGAGTTCTTCAAGCACGTCAACGTCTTGACTCAAAAGAAAGAGACCTACTATATGAAGTAAACATCAACCCAATTGCAACATTCCCTGCTGAAGGTGTTGTAATCTTCGGGCAAAAGACTCTTCAAGCTGATGCTTCGGCTCTTGACCGCATCAACGTTCGTCGCTTGGTTCTTTATCTCAAGTCTCGCGTATCTGCTATCTCAAGAAACTTATTGTTTGATCAAAACGTTGAGTCAACTTGGAACCGCTTCAAGGCTCAGGTCAACCCTGTTCTCTCGGATACTCAAGCAAGATTTGGACTTTCTGATTACAAACTTATCTTGGATGACACAACTACAACTGCTGACTTAGTTGATCGTAACATCATGTATGCAAAGATCTTCATTAAGCCTGCTCGAGCTATTGAATACATTGTTGTTGACTTTGTTATCACAAGAACTGGTGCGGATTTCGTATAAGGCACTAATTACAGATAAATAGGAGATTAATATTATGGCATTTTGGGGAACAGACTTAGATAGAAACAACGCAGATCCTAAAAGAAAATTTAGGTGGAGAGTCTCTTTTGGTAGCGCCAACGAAGGAAGTCAGGTCGGCGATGGTACTGGAGTTATTTGGTTTGCAAAGTCAGTAACAAAGCCAGAAATGACTGTTAGCGACACTTCGCACAAGTTCTTGGGGCATA